CCATGTCGTAGGATGTAAGTGAGCCGTTCTGGAGGGTTCTGATGATAGCTTCTTGGGTCATAGAATCATTAAGGTGTGGAGTGTTTCTCTGTCATTGTGAGACATAGAAAAGTATTGTGCTTGTGCGTTTTCTTTGTAAAAGTGGTAGTTTAGCAATTGATAAATTGAGTCTTCCAGAGATTGATTCTCTGTAGCAAATGCTAAAGCCATCATCATGCAAGACTTGTTATAGAGATATTTGTTCATTTGAACCACTCTGGTCTGAGTTCTTTTAGTTGATAAATGCGTAGTTTAGGGATTGTCTTCCAATGAAAGACAGCAGCCCTAGTTATGCCGAGGATACGAGCAAGCTCACTCTGTGAGCCAGCAAGTGTGGTAGCGGTTTGTTTGTCCATTCCTTAGTATAGCAAAGTCAACAAAATGTTGACTTAGGGAAATCACCTAGAAAATAGTTGTTGACGTATCTGTTTAGTTTGCTATACTTCACTCAACCCGCAACAATTCGTAAGCGGGCAATTAAGGAAGTCAAAATGACAAATTCAAACTGGATGGTAACTTTAGCAATTGCTCAACGTAAGGCTTTAATTAACATTGGCTACCCTGTTCAGCAGGTAAGCAACATGAGCCTTGCTGATACAACTAAAGAGTTGAAAAGCATTGGCTATGACTTTAAAGCCAATTCACCACTAAAAAACAAATAAATCAACAGGGGGCTTAGTCCCCCATTTAAGGAGAACCAAATGAAAAGCAAGATTATTCAGACGCTAGTTGAGTATGTGTTAGCCATCGTTATCTTTGGCGGCATTGGTATTCTCTTAGCTTGGCGGGGGTGAGATGAACACACACTACCTAACCCATGTCCGTAAGATATTCAGCACCTACGATGCCCCTCCAGAGGTCATTAGAAGCTATCAAAAGCAATGGGTCAAGTCAGTACGCCAGTTGGGTGACAAGTGGCTTGTAGCAAAGCCTATCGAAAGAATCCAATGATTACAAGACAAGATGCAATCAAGGATTTATCGCATGGTGACTACTGCTGTTACTGTACTGAGCCTAAAACAACTGGCTCATGCTGTGGAGAAAACCACTTCGTACCTTTCGGGGATTTATACGATGAAGACAAAGAAGCAATGATTGAAGAATATTTAAGTGAAGGAAATTAAAATGGTACACAAGAAGTTAATGGCAGCACGAATCATGTTGCAAAACGCACCCCTCAAGAAGTCTGGTCACAATAAGTTTGCTGGCTACTCATACTTTGAACTAGGTGACTTTATCCCCACGATTAACCAAATCTTTAATGAAGTTGGTTTGTGTGGTGTAGTGTCCTACGATACAGAGATAGCAAGCCTGACCATCACAGACACAGACGATGGCACTAGCCTTGTCATCACTTCACCAATGGCAGAAGCTAACCTAAAAGGTTGCCATCCCATCCAGAACCTTGGTGCAGTCGAGACATACACCAGACGTTACCTGTGGGTTACAGCAATGGAAATCGTTGAGCATGATGCTCTGGATTCCTCTGCACCCATTAAGGAAGAAAAGATTATCATTACACCTACTCAGGGTGCAATGGACAACATCCCACTAGAGGATTTAAAGTATCTTGAAGAACTTGCAATGGATTTAATAGCCACTTGCGAGCAAGGTGACCCCAAGGCAGCTTGGGTTAAGTTAGAGAAAGAGAACCTAGATGCAGAACAAAAGATTGCATTGTGGACACTCCTTCCTAGTAAAGTAAGGTCAGCGTTAAAGAACGCTAAAGGATAAATATGGAATACGACAACACAAACAGAGGTTCACTCTTTAAGAATGACCGCAAAGACGATGCTAAGTTTCCAGACTACAAAGGGTCTGTAAACGTAGAGGGGGTAGAGTATTGGCTATCTGCTTGGATTAAACTAAGCAAGGACGGACAGAAGTTTATGTCTTTGTCTATCAAGAATAAGAACGCTGATGCTTCACTAAACAAGCCTAAAAAGGCTAAAGAGCAATTTGACGATTTAGACCTGCCATTTTAAGTTAACGGGGGGAACGCTACGCAATTTTTGCTTGCAGACGAGTGGTTAGTACCCCCACCTCAAGGAGAAGATAATGAGAGACCTTTTTGACAATATGAAAGATTCGATGGACAGATTCTTCGGTACTGAACCATTTAAGCTACATCGTAAAGATAGCCCAGAAACCTCAAAAGAAGCAGCGCAGACAGTTGATAGCACCAAGCTAGAACAAATCGTTTACGAGGCTATTAGAGGCTTTCCTGATGGGTGTATCTCAGATGAAGTGCTAGAGGCATTGCCAGAGCATCGTTACTCATCAGTAACACCACGCTATCGTGCTTTGCTAGACAAGGGCTTTATTGAGATTACTGGAACTAGGGTAGGACGCTCTGGCAAACAACAACGAGTTATGAAGTCTAAGCAATAATGTCCAAGGCATGATTGATGTGTTTGATTCTGTCATCCAGACCAATCGTGCCTCCATTTATCTTTTTAGTCATCATTAAGAAGTCACGGCTATCAGCATACTGGTTTAGCTTGTGTGTCTGCCAGAACCAACCTGCTGTCATAGCAGCGTATTTAGGTGTTCTGACTAACTCTGGTTGCATTACAAAGTCTTCACCCAAGGCTTGCCCTGCATGGAAGAAGTTGCTATGACCAGTTAGCTGTAAAAATCCAGACCCACGGAAACGAAACCCATCCCCAGACGCTTCATCCCTGTTACCCATACGATTACCATAGATTCTGTTAGCAATGCGTTGTGGTTGTTTCTCGTAGGCAGCAGCTTCCTCTGGCGTAAAACCCCATGCTCTTTTTGGTGTTCTAGGAAATAACTTTAAAAGCGTAGCAGCACGATAGTTTAAGTTTTCTTCCATGATGCGAAAGTTTCCACACTCATGCCCACATTGACCAATCCAACTTGCTTGCTGAACAGGTGTGCTAATTCCGAATCTATCAAATGTCTCATTAAACGCATCTGCTAAAGATGGGTCTATGTGCATCTTTTTAAGTTGGTCAGGGCTTACCATTTAAGAGATTCCTTACTTCGTTGTATGAGTCCACACAAGCATTGAGTGCAATAGTATTTCTATCACCCTGTGCAACTATTTCGGCAATGGCTTCGATGGTTGCTCTTTCGGCATCAGAAGCTGTGTCAGTCGGTCTGTCAGGTTCACTGGTTGCTTTTGTATCTGCGCTGGCAACGGGGGTACTTGTGGGGGCTTGTACGTTACTGGAGGGGCAGAGGCGCAACTTGCCAGCACGATTAGCAATGGATAAAGCAGTAGTTTTTTTGTTGATAGCATCATTGGCTTCCTGTAGTTTTAGAGATTGTTGATTAAGTTTCTCACCCATGTTTTGCTCTATCTGACGAGCCTCCTCGTTCTTTTTGGCAATGGCAATTTTCATATCACCATCACGCTCTAACCATCCATAGTGGTGACCAACTCGGTATGTACCAAAGAGAGATACCAGAACACCAACGATTAACCAAGGTATAGGTAACATCAGTCAGCCTCTTTTCTTGCTTGTGCTATTTCTTCACGCTCTTGGTCATCTTCAAGATGCTCTGGAGGAGTAGTCGGAGGAGGAGGGGGAGTCCACGATTCATCTAGTTCTGGATTCTTCCAAACAGGCATAGCCCCGAATGGTTGGCTTGGAAGACCGCCATAAGCACCTTGAGGGTTATAGGTTGGAGGAGTTGATTGATAACCGCCCTGAGAGCCTCCATAACCGCCACACATAGGCTGTGTAGGTGTAGTAGGCATCATTCGATTTGCGATGGCTCTAGACCCCTTGTTGAGTGCATACATTCCAATCAGAGTCGTGATACTGCCAACCAACAAAAGAACAATGTCATTTAACATTTTAAGTACCGCAGCATCTAGAGGCGCAAGAGATTTGATTGGTTGCGTCACAAAAATTATTGAATACAAAAAAGCTATAACTATTGTTCCAAACACCAACATGACAACAACAACCGCAAAAAGCCAACCGCAAACTTTTAGAAGTTCTATGAGTTCCTCAGTGCTTTTAACTTCGGCAACTTTCATTTTTTTGCTTCCTCTGGTTGTACGTTTTCAATTTGCTTTGTCAAAATAGGTGCAACTAAGTATTCTGGACAAGTCTGCGTAAATAGGCAGCGAGGCTTTTGACATTGTTCAGCAACAAAATTATCTGGGTTCTGGCAAAAATATCTGTATCTGTCTTCACAACCAACAAGCAGTAACAAGAGCAGTAGATATTTCATTTACCAAGTCCAACCTTTCCAAGTAGGAGATTAACTATCTTGTCTGACAAATCGTCAGGTAAGAACTTTAGAAAACCTAAGAAATACAAAGCCACACATCCATAAACGAATATCTTGAGGGCTAGGTCAAAGGTCTTTTGGTATTCGTTCACGATGTTCTCTCACCGCCCACACCTTTTAGTGGTTTCGCAGAAGTCCATCAGTTCATAGATACCAATAAACACCAATAAACATACAAAAGCAACGCCACCAATGATGATGGCTAACTGTTGCATTTCTTCTTCTTCTTCTTTGGCCTTTTTCTCTGCCTTCGCTAAAGACCTTAGTTCTCTTGCATCGTCTATGTCCATCTGGTCTTGACGAGCCTTAATTTTATTCCATACGTCAATCTTGCCTGTTGTCATAAACAACATCTTTAGTTCTTCTTCAAAGGCTCTGGCTTGCTCTAGTGCCATCTCAATCTGGAGAGCAGTCCCCATGTTTGAGCCTTTGTTTTTCTTAGCATCAATCAATGCTTTAGTAGCGGTACTCTTGGCATCAAACATCTTGCCAATCATCGGGGCAAGAGAGCCTAAGTCATTGGCTACCTTGCTGGCCTTCTTGACCATGCTGATAGCGTTTTGTATCCCTGCTAGGGCGGTCATTGGGTCGATGGGAATCATCTCTTATCTACCTTTTGCCACTCAAGGCATACTACTTTGCGGTTATACACATCTCCTGTCCATGCCCACCGCACACAACGATATTCAATCTTCTCTTTACTAGATGCCACCAATGTAAACAACAATGATGACATCAGAAGCCATTTCACGGCATCGCCCAAAGAATGACATGACCACAAAACATGACAAAGCAAAACAAAAAGGCTAGAGCAATAATAGCTTCTAGCCAATCCATTACTTTTTAATCCATGTCTGCCAGATAGCACCCGCAGCAATGACTAACCCACCTATCCATAAAACAGGTTGGGCAATAGATGCAATCCAGTTAAGAACCTTTACAGCACCATTAGCAGCCTTTATAGCCTCTACAAGACCACTTGTGTTCTTGTCGATGGTATCTACCTTAGTCTCAACCGCAAGCAGTCTTTCGTAGATTTGTTCGTGAGTTACTTCTGTCATTTAGACACCCATTTGTTTTCGTATCTTTGTTGCTGAAATAGCGTGAGTAGCATCGTCAAAAGATTCCTGTTCAATCTTATAACCTACATCTCTCCCATAGGTGATATTAACAATATTTGGTACAAGTTGTATTTCATATTGCCCTTGATATAAAGGGTCTAAGTCACGCTTGATAAAGTCTTTGACCTGATTAGCCGCAAACGGGTTTGAGCCATTCCAACCTTGACAGTCTCTAATCTGGATAACCACTTGACCAGTTTTAGCCAATGCTCTTTCAAACAACTTACGATGGCCTTCATGCCAAGGTTGCCATCTGCCAAGCATTTGGACAGTCTCTTTTTGCCAATCAAAGACAGGACGCTGGCGGTCATCCAGAATGTGTGCGGCAATGAACTCGCCCCACTTCTCAGCCTTCTGCTCAGTAATCCTAAAGTCATACTGCTCTGGCGCAACAAATATCTTATTTGTGTCTTCAAATCTACCTTTATCAATGGTATCAACCCAAACTGTCCAATCAGCTTTAAAGTTATTACGCATCTCAACCAAAGGTGCAACAAAGTCACAAATAACATAGTCCACATCGTAGCTGTCAGCTAACTCACGCATCCGTAAACTCTGACGAATACGTCCTTCATGGGAAAAGTCCCAATCATTAAATTGCTTACGCACATCATCAGCGTTAAGCCACATGACAGTCTTGCGGTTGTTTTGCAAGTGTTCAAGAACGTGCTGTGCTAGATAAGTTTTACCAGCATTAGGCAAACCCATAATTAGAATTCTTTTCATCCCTTGACCTTATACAGTTGTTTCATTGCAAACTCTGGTGCGGGTGTGCGCCAGAACTCTTTGCCAGAATACTTCTCCCATACAGACTTAGGAAGAATAGATGGACGTTCTTGCCATGTAACTTCTTTTCGTACTGTATGAAGGCTTTTCATATTCAAGGCTTTGTCAAACACTTCATTCTCATACTCGACATTTTTATAGTCGTGCTGGTAATAAGGTTTGCCAATGAAATTGTATATCTCACGCATCACACTCTCAGGCTTTTTGCACAGAGATTCGTACTCCACCAACATAATCATGTCGGGGTTTAACAACAGACCTTCTTCTAGGAAATAGTAAGGCTTGACCACTTGGCCTTCTTTTTTAACATCCATTAAAGCATCGCATCTTGTAGTGACTGTTTGCCTAGCTTCATCGTCTGTTAGTGCCGCACCATATAAGGAGTTTTTGGCAGAAATACGCTCAAAACTATCAAGTATCCAAGGCAAGTCACGCACACAGCAAATAATCTTTGTCTGTGGGTACAGGTCTTTCAATAAAGAAGTCTTAGAAGTCCATCCCCTGCTAGTGTCAAAAACTGTGCTTGGGGTGACTGATTCATAAAACGAATTGAATATTGACTTGAGGATGTGCCTACGTCTATCTTCATCTATTGTGTGGTTGCTCTCACTTCCCGTAATAACATTGATGGTTGATGTAACCAAGCCTTGTACGGGTGAAGATATATCTGCATAAAACTCAGGGTTTTGACGCAGAATAGCCGAAAGCAGGGTTGAGCCTGACCTTGGCAAACCTGAGATAAAGTAAAACTCTTTCATGCTTGTGCAGTCTGAGCAATCCAATTAAGGGTAGCTTCATCCCATTGATAACGAACATTGCCGCCATTCATCACCGCATCTACAGGACGTGCTACAGGAGCAGACCAACTCATTGTGTCCAAGTAACCAATCCAAGATGGATAAGGCTTAGTGGCTTCATGCTCTGTAACTCTAAGTGCGTTGTATTCTGTTTCAGTCAAGACTTGCAAGACACCAGCGATAGTAGTATCGGCATCGTCATCGCAAGTGCCATAGTATTTAGGCGCACGCAAATATGTGCCATCTGAGGCTAGTTCAACAGGCCATGTTGACTTGTCTTGCCATACTACTTTTAAGCCCTTTATGGCGGGCATAGATGGCCCTGTGCGCTGTGGTTCAACAGTGCAAGGGATACGGGTGTTGTGGTCAACTTCTGTTACACAAATAAACATTGTTATGCTCCTTATAAAAAATTAAACTGCAATTCTGCGGATGGCTCTTACAAGATTTGCACTACTTTTGCTACCATAATTTTTCTGATAGCCATTACCAAAATATTGCCTCCACGCAACTGTGGAAGAAAACTCACTACTAGACCAATAATTATCAATTGCAAAAGGTTGCGCTGCATCAACTTTAAACAACACTGCTGAAGTTTGTGCAGGGTTGCCAGTTGTGTAATTGCTGGCTCTGGCTGGTACTGCGTTAGCGTTAGTTCCAGAATTTGTAACATTGCTAGTTGTATCTGGCTTTAGATTGAAATAGCAAACTTCCAGTTCATTTTTAGCTGGCATATACCAATCAGAAAAACCACCAATTACCGCATCATTACAAAAGTAAGCAGCGGGATAAACAGTAGAACTTCCATCAGCTACCATGTCAGCAGTATTCTGTGGCCCATCAATAACGCTATCAGCACCAGTAGTAGCTGTGTTTGCGTTTTTCCAAGCTAAGTTACTTTGCCCTGATGATAAAGGAGCAACAATTAAATAATGTGTTGCTACGCTAGAGATACCAATTTGACCTGCGTAATATCCACCACCATAAGCCTCACCAATTACTGTTGGGGGTGCAGTATTTCCAGCAGTAGGCCATAGCCCTTGTTTCTTAAATTGCATAGCTTGGTCAAGTGTCCACACGCCTTTTGCAACGCTTGTTTCATAAGGGCCTGCTGGTGCTACAGGACTCTTTGTAATAAACCCGCCTGGATATTTTTGGCTCATGGTTGTCCTTTAAACTGCAACTCTGCGAATGGCTCGGACACGACGTAAATTAGTTTTAGTGGTGTAGTATTGATAGCCGTTATCAAAATACTGCGCCCATGCGGGTGTACTAGAATACTCCGTACTAGACCAATAAGTGTTATTGATAAACGCCTCTGACCCACTTGTTTGAAATGCTGTTGCTGAAGTTTGTGCTGGTGTGCCACTTGTGTAATTACTTCCTCTACTTGGCACAGCGTTGGTGTTAATGCCCGAAGATGTGTTGTTGCTTGATGTAGTAGGTCTTAAATTAAAATAACAAACTTCCAATTCATTTTTAGCAGGCATATACCAATCCGTATATCCACCCGCTGTAACCGCTTCACAAAATTGAGCCGCTGGATGGGTTGCATTGTTCATTGCGGAACTATTAGATGGGCCGTCAATGACAGATGATGTTCCCGCTGTGCTAGTGTTACTTGTTTTCCATTGCACACTTGTATTTTGTGCAGACGCTACAGGGCCAACAACTAAGTTGTAATCTGCAATTCCATTCCCTGCTGTTGAAATTTGCCCTGCATAAAACCCACCCTCATAAGCCGCACCAATTGCTGGTGGAAAAGGCGGCCAATTGCTTGCCGCCTTAGCTTGCATCTGCGCTTGTAAAGTAAAAACACCTGAGTAACTTGGCATATGTTTCCTTAGACTGCAACTCTGCGGATGGCTCGGACAAAAAGCGAATTAGTCTTTCCATAGTTGGCCTGAAGTCCGTCACTAAAATCTTGGCAAAATGCTGCCGTACTAGAACCTTCAGTACTAGACCAGTAAAAACCATTTAAAAAATCTTCTGCACCTGTATCTTGAAAATCTGTAGCTGAAGTTTGAGCAGGTGTTCCTGTCGTGTAATTACTAGCTCTTGCTGGAACTGCATTTGCATTTATTCCAGATGATGTGTTATTGCTAGTTGTCATTGGTTTTAAATTGTAATAACAAACTTCCAACTCGTTTTTAGCTGGCATATACCAGTCTGTAAAACCGCCAGCAGTAACCGCTTCACAGAATAGTGCCGCTGGATGAGTTACATCATTCATTGCTGTGCTATTGGCTGGCCCGTTAATTACCGATGTAGTTCCAGCAGTTGTTGTGTTTACTATTTTCCATTGTTTGCTTGTACTTTGTGCTGAAGAAACAGGGCCAACTACTAGGTTGTAATCAGCCACACCATTACCAGCAGTCGAGATTTGACCCGCAAAGTATCCACCACCTAATGCAGAGCCAATAGCTGGCAGGGGTGTTACAGAATTACTAGCAGCACTTGATGCGCTTGGCCCATAAGAATTTACCGCAACCACTGTAGCTGTAAACGCAACCGCTGTTAGACCCGTAACAGTAATCGGTGACGATGCACCCGATGCAGTAAACAAAACACCATCAGAGGTTCTTTTAGCTATAGCTATATAACTTGTTATTGCACTACCGCCCACATTACTTGGAGCAGTAAACGCAACTGTTATCCCACTAAAAGTAGCCGTAGCCGTACCAATGGTAGGAGCGTTAGGATTCTTTAGCGGATTGTAAAATGCGGAGATAAACCCCGCTGCATATCGCATGGACATGGTGAGTCCTTATGTGATTTCTTCAAAGCTAATCGTAGCAACTAAGTCACCAGCCGCACTAGCAAGCGCACCGACAGACTGATTCTCTAGCAAATAAAATGCTGTAGTTTTGTCAGTCACAATCAATGACGCATCAGCAGGTACAGAGATAGTTGACGCAATTGCCAATCCTGTTCCACCTAAAGCAGCCGCAGAGTAGATGTTTACAGTCACATCAGCCGCTGCTGTGCCATCAATGTTAGCAATCAAGATTGAGTTAATCTTAAAGACTTTGCCACTTGATGCAGCGTTTGAAGCAAGTTGAGTTGCACTCGTACCAACAGCAACAGATAAAGAGTTACCAATAATACTTGTGACGTTTACGATATTTGGATTTGCCATAATATTTCCTTAGAAGCCAAAGAGCATTGCCAATGCAATAGATTTACCTGTTGAAACACCAGCAGTACCCCAAGTAGGTGCTGCCCCAGAACCACCAGAAAGAAGTGCTTGACCGCTTGTGCCAGCAGACCCTGAGATTAACAATCCAGTAGTGATGTTTGGAGTAGTCAATACTGGTGCAGTCAGAGTTTTGTTTGTCAGAGTCTCAGTACCTGTCAAAGTAGCAAATGAACCTGCTGTAAACGCTGCATTAGTCCATGTTGAACCTGTCCACACAAATAAGTTATTAGTCGATGTGTTCCAGTACAAAGCACCTGTGAGCAAAGCGTTACCATCGTTGTCTACAGATGGTGCAGATGCTTTAGAACCTAAATATCGGTCATCAAAGTCATCATAAGTGTTAGAAGCACTGGTAGCACTAGCAGCAGCGTTTGTTGCGCTTGTAGAGGCATTTCCTGCGCTTGTAGATGCGTTAGAAGCACTGGTAGAAGCGTTAGATGCAGAAGTCGCAGCAGCAGCAGCACTTGTAGCAGCAGATGTTGCACTACCTAAGATGCCATCAACATAAGTCTTAGTGGCAGCGTCTTGGTTATTGGTAGGGTCACCCAATCCAGTAATCTTAGACGTACCCATCGCAATAGCACCACTCATTGTGCCACCAGTAGTCGATAACTTACCACTCAGAGAAGTATCAACTTCAGTCTTTGTGTAAGCATCTGTAATACCATAACCAGAGATGGTAGTAGGATTCGTACCTGCTGTGATACGTCCGAATGTGTCAACAGTTACAGACTTGTATGTACTAGCAGTAACACCAGTTGTAGCCAAGTCAATCTCATCTGCCCCTACAACAATCCGTGAGGATGATGCAGTATTCACGTTAAGCGTGTTACCTGTCTTGCTCATGCCAGTACCAGCAGTAACCTGACCAGCACCAGAGAATTGAGCAAACGTAATTGGCGTAGTGCCTAAAGTACCACCCGCTACAATAGTACAGATAAAGCCGTTATTAGCGTTTACTGTACCGCCTTCAACAAAGGTGTAAGCAGCAACCAACTCAGCATAAGTGTCAGCGTCTGTTGTTCTAGTCCATGAACCAGATGCACACAAGTAGATACCATTGTCGGTAGTTGTAGTCTGGTCTTTAACCAATACTCGGTCACCTGCAATAACAGAAATTCCGTCTATGGTCTGTGCGCCAGATAACGTAAGGTTAGCAGTAGAAGCAGCAACCACAGAGGCTTTGGCATCAATACCTTGGGCAATAGCATCTACATAAGACTTGGTAACCGCATCAGCATCAGCAGTAGGAGTACCAAGACCTGTAATCTTGTTTGTACCCATAGCGATAGCACCCGATAGAGTGCCACCAGTTAGATTCAGCTTCAAAGCGTCAGCAGTATCTACATAACCCTTAGTGGCTGCGTCTGTTGCATTGGTAGGTGTAGCAAGACCAGTAATTGTTCCTACTGTTCCAGAACTCATGTCCAATGTGCCATCAATCGTGACATTATTGAATGTAGAAGTTCCAGAAGCAGCAGTTACGTTACCTGTGACATTGCCTGTCAGGTTACCCGTTACATTACCAGTTACAGCACCCGTGTGAACACCTGCTGTATTACCAGTTACCGCACCTGTTAGTGCGCCTACAAAACCTGTAGAAGCAGTTACTGTAGTTCCTGTAATTGCTTGAGCAGATGAGCCACCGATTACCGCACCATTGATAGTTCCACCAGTAGCTGTGATTGACGCTGTGGTGATAGGGCCAGAGAAGCCCGCAGTACCCGTCACAGTACCTGTCATGGTAGATGTACCAGTAACGGCTAAGTTACCGCCTACAGTTACATTGTCACCAGCCGTACCTGCTTGGTAGTCTTTCAATTGAGCCATCAATGTACGAATAGCATTGTTGACCAATGATGGGGCCATGCCCTCCGCTAAGTTAATACTGTTAATGTCAGTATTGTTGTTAGCGGTACTGCTGTATTCTGAAATCTTGGTCTTTGCCATTATTTACTCCGTTAAATTATTGACCTAGCAGACCGCCAGATAAAAGTTCTTCAAGATATGGATATACCTGTTCAACTAATTGAGAACCTGCTGCTGCGCTAGTTGCTGGAAACAATAAACTATTTGGCATTGCATTAGGTATTGTCGCACCACGCACCGCTTCTTTGGCTGGCATATTCCTAAATATATCTTTAGCAGTCCCCATTGCATTTTGCAATAAATACTGACCACCTGCTGTAACAGGGTCACCTGTGGCTGCTAATGTTCCACCAGTAGATATTTTTTGTAGCAAGTCGCCCAATCCTCTTGACAACTCATAAGCAGAGCCAGAACGATTGATAGAACCTGCACCAGCAAAGTTTGCTGACAATGGATTGTCTGGAGGCAAAACCCTAGATAGCTGAGTACGCAAGTCAAACAACTTACCCAAGTCTTCACCATTAAAAACTAAGTCAAGAATTTCACTTCCTTCTTTAGTTGCTTTATCAATCCTTTGAACAACCTTTAAAGGATTAGCAGGGTCACCAGCAGAGCCATTGATAATTTGATAGAACACAGCCTCACGAACTCGATTTACTTCTGGTGAGTCTGCGCCATACGCTTTTACAAGTCTATCAATTGTTCTAAAAGCATTTTGGTTGCCACCAACATCAGCGTTACCAAAAATCTTGTTAACAATTTCGGGTGAAGTTACGTCATCATTTTTAATGATTTGCTCAATAGACCTTCCAGCAGTATCACCACCAAGCCTTTGAGATGGCTCAAATAATTGACCATATTCTGTACGCTTTGCTCTTGCGTCTTTTAACTTAGTAACAGCAGTCTCGTCACCCAAGAACTTACCTTGTTGAACCAAGTCATCTAACCATGTGTCAAAAGCCTTAATGGATGTAAGAGCAGCAGCCTTTCTTTCGTCATTGCTTGCAGAGTTTGCAGTTCTTGAAAGAACACGCCTAACTTGCTCTGTCTTCCCCAAAGAGAAAGAATCTTCACCAAACTTTTCTGTAAGTTCACGCAAATACTTAATATTTGCCATCATCTCAGGATACAACTTAGGGTCAAGAATCCTGTCACCAGCTAAAGCAAAATCTGTTGCGTATTGTGCCAATCCATTGAAGTCATCTGGCATAACAGAAAAAGGAACATCCTTCATTTCTTTATATGCTTCATCTACTTCTTTGAGTTTTGCAGATGCTGTCTTACGCAAGTCTTCAGCAAGGGCAGAGCCTTGTTCTTGACGAGTGGTAAATGTTGGTTGAGTTGTTCTACCTGTTTGAGCCTGTAAACGCTCTTGCGCCTCTTTAATGGCTTGGGCTTGTGCCAAGTCAAACTCACGCATGGTAGTAGCAGCTTTGTCACCAGATGCGCCAGCCCTCATACGATACTCACGAGCAAGTTGGTTTACATCACCAGTTTGCTGACCTTTTGTTGTAGGTATTCCAGATGCTTTTGATTCTGCTTTTGCAACAGATGTTGACAATACCGCATCATCAAAAAATGACCTACCTGCTTGTTGGCGTAATTTATCCAACTCCATCAGAATGTCAGGTGTCCATCTTGAAGTGTTTAAGCCTTGGTCAATAAAATACTGTTCAACTTCTGGCTTTAGTCTTCCTTGGCTATCTAATATGGTCTGCTTGTTGCCAAATTTCTTGGCTAAGTTTTCACCAATTCTTTGACCAAATCCACCAAACAAAGTTGTTGCACCAGCTTGCAAATAAGAAGTATCTTTTTCTCCACCAAGAACCTGCGCAAGGTTTTGCATTGAAAGGTCTGTTGCACCAGATGTAGTTCCAGCAACAGTAGCCCTTCTTACAGGTGTAGCTAAAGCACCTTGTGCCAACGTCCTTAATGGAGGAGGCAGCAATTGTGAGCCTACTTTAAGCGCACCCATTACTCCACCAGTAGAAACAATATCAGCAATAGATGGGGTCAAAAACTCCGCTACATCTTCACCAGTTAGACCTTGCTTTGTAATTGCGTAATTCTTATCTTTGTATGTGATATATGGAACATAGTTCCCTGCAACAACATCAAACTTAATTTCAGCAGTTGGAAGATTTTTAACAATTGCTTTAGCTTGGTCTAGTGGAGAACCTGCATTTAAAACAGCACCAATAACCGCTTTACCTGCGCCAGCATCTTTTAACAACTGCAAGTAACCAGCCATTTGCCCACGCTCAGATGGCTCAATGCGCTGAGACTTTTCTTTTTGAACCAATACTGATTCAAGCCCTGCAAATGGGTTTCCTGTAACTGGTGTTAATTTAGCCATGCTTAGTCAACCTTAAAATACTTAGGTGTTCCATCAGTATTTACTCCAGACTGAATATAGTAGTTACCATCATCAGCAAGTTTTGCAACTGTTGATTTTTTATTTATCATCACAGTTTTTGATGGAGGCTTCTTAATATCTGCAAATGGATTAGGAACAGCTTTTTCTGGATTTAAACCAAACGATTTAGCGTAGTCCTTATACATATCAATTGTTTCTGTAACACCTCTTTGTTGGTTAGCAACGTATTGATACGCTTGATTTAATAAGTCTGCTCTTTCGCTTTCTAGCAATGTTTGACCGCTTGCCAGCTTTATAGCCATTCCTTTAAATTTCTCAGGGATAGAACGAGATTGTTTAATCATCTCAATCTCACCTTCACGCACAGTAGATTGTGGGTCAAGAACTTTAAAGAATGTATAGAGCATTGTCGTATCACCCTTTTGAGTCGGGTTTGTGGCAGCGTTATACATTGTTTGATAAGCAGTAGCCGTGTCTTTCGGGCCTTTAAAGTCTTGCCTAATATCGCTTTGTAATTTAAGACCAGCCATTGCTACAGCAGTTGGGTCTTTCAAATCTACAGAGACTTTAGGTGCTTTCCCTGCGTCTTTTCTGTCAATATAAGCACGAACCAATGCTCTTTCAGTCTGAGTCATTTCATCAACTGGAGTCATAATTCCAAGAACTTGTCTTGCTTCTTTTACATCTCCAGCAATATCTGGTTTTTCTTTCTTTGGTGCGCCACTAGCAACAGTTTTAACATCTCCAGTTGGGCTGACACGAACAAGATTAGCACCCTCTGGTAATGTAGTAAGTTCACCAGACATTGCTTTTTGAGATGCTACCAACTCAGCCAAAGTCTTACGTCCTTCAGCAGAACCCACAAGTTGTGGCGCAGCACGAGCCAAATCAAAACCACCAGCAGTCATGCCTTCGCCCACTCGCTGACCCATTATGTCCTCACCATAAATCTCTTGAGGCTTGGTTACAGCACCTTGGATAACGCTTTGAATTCGTTGTTGTTCGGCTAGTTGTTGTTGCTCTAACTTACGCTTACGAATCATGTCAGCCAACTGGACATTCTGTAACTGACTTTGCAAGGTTTCTTGCATACCGCCTTTGTAGGCTTGCTGACCACGTTGTAAGCCTTCAGCAATAGACTGACCAGTATTCCCTCCTTGGAATAGTCTGCCAGCTAATGCGTAGAGGGCTTGTGCTTGTGCATCGTCACGATTACGAGCAATATCAGCAGGTGACATACCGAGCAGACCCATTGTGTCTGCACCGCCAGTACCAAAAATGTCTAATAGTCCAGCCATGATTTAACCTGCTGTAAAGTAAGGATTGAGAACAGCATTTGCATTAGCACTGCCAAATCCAGAATTTAAAAAGTTTGAACCAAAAGGATTCAAGAAACTTAAATCAGGTGAACCAAGATTCTTATACAAGCCACCACCAACAGCCGCTAAACCTAGTGCATTTTGAAAGCCAGTTGGCCCTGATGATTGTTGGTTAGTAACTCGTCCCAATGGATTACCATAGACAAGTGACAGATAGTTTTGTAAGTTCTGTTGTGGTTGGTTTTGCAAGAAGTTAAATCGAGCCATGTCACCCTGCATTTGCTGACCTTGGTAGCCCTCACGCATTTGACCTGCTTGCAACATTTGCTGAATATCTTGGTAATCAGCACCAGCCATCGCAGGTGCAGCCATCGTAGCTGCTTGTTGTCTGCCTCTTTCATCAGCGTAGTTCTGATAAGCCAGTTGTCCAGCCGTGTTAGCCAATTGTTGACCAAATGCGCCAGCAGCCCTGTCTTGCAAATTACCCATTGCACCAGAACCATAACGTCCAGCTAAACTAGCCTTGGATGAAATGTCACTTAATGTGTCAGTAAACTTAGTCTGAGCAGCTTGAGCAGCAGGTTGGAACGCACCTTGAAAGAATGGATTACCACCCAAGAAGCCACCAGAAACTGTGTTCTGCAACTGATTCTGAGCAGACTGTAGCAGTGGGTTACCTAAAGAAGCACGAGCCTCTAAAGCCTGTAATCCTGTCTGAGTGGTAGTCGATGGGCTTACAAATGTTTGCCCACCATAATACTGTGGGCCACCGCCCTGATACAGTTTTTGTGCCTCTGTAAGCCCGTAGCTTAGAAAAGGTTGGATTGTCGGGTCAATTGAAGTGGTAGTAGTAGCCATCTTTTACTCCTAGAGTTTCGGATTCCAAGATGGGTCATCCACGGAATCCATTATACATAAATTATTAAAATCAACCAATAATTGCATACCGATATGTCTTATTAGCAGTCGAATTTGCAAAGTGGGTTATCGTAGCCGTACCCTGTCCTTGGGAACTAGCGTAAATGTTAGTTGAGGCAGCGAGTGACACTAAGTTAACAGTCGCTATCACAGATGGCGTAGCTGGTCTTGTAGGGCTTGTTCCAGCAACATAATGCTCAATTACTACACCAACATCTGACGCTCTCCACATCAACTGGATATAGTCATTAGCCGCCAAATCTACATAAAAGTTCATTGCCCCAATTAAATGATATGGGTCACCAGACGCTTTTCTCTGGGCTAAACCAAACCTACTATTTGAGCCAGTTATATCTGTTCCATTCTTTCTGAACCAAATATCTGCATCTTGTGAGTCATTTGTGGTGTTTTTCAGTTGGATAGAAAACTGTATGTTATATAACCCTGCTGCTTTTACATTTAACCTAGAACTATTTGATAAAGTAACCCCATTAGAGAAGTCGGTTGTATCAAAAGTAATGGGATAGGCAGTCGTTGTATTAGCTACAGTCTGGTCTGTTCCATCTTGAAAAGCACCATAAGGCGCAGAATCAGCAAAAGCAGCAGCAGAGGCAGGGGCAAATAGGATTACGCTGTCTGGGCCAATCCTTCTGTCTGTCAAAGTGGTAGTTAAAGCACCACCAGTTGCTAAAGTAACAGTCCCTGTGTTATTGGTCTTTCCGTCCATAATGCCACGGACAACTTCAGCCACAGCCCTCTGGTCACCACCAAACGCAGGTAGGCTTCTGAACATCAGCGTACACCCTGACCAGCTACGTCAACATCAATAGCCACAGCGTTAACCCAATCAGCACCAGTTGGCACTAACTGAAGTCTGTGGTATCTACCAGCACTACGCAAAGAAACCCTGTTCTCTGAGTCAGCAGCCACAGCAGTACCATAAGTAACTTGCTCACTTAATAGCTTTCTGGAAGCTACAGCAATTGTTGCAGAACCATTATCTACTTGTGGTCTAGCCAAAGTTACTACTGATGGCCCACCAAGGTCAATATCTCCAGTTGAGATTCTTCCTGTAAGGGGTTGACCTGTGTATGTGTAAACCTTTGTGCTTAACGTACCACCAAGGAAATACTTACCACCAACATAAAGACGAGAATCTAAACTTGTCGTCAATGCGTCAATAGAGCCTGAGATGCTATCTAGTTGCTCTAAAGTTACAGATGCTGTTGAGGCTTCAGACAAGTAGTCTGTACCTGCATCTGCATAAGTCCACTTCTTAGTGGCAAAGTTGTAAATGATTAGTTTACGATTTCCACTTGTATCTACATAGTTCCAAATTACCAATTTACGGATAGGGTCAACAGCAGCAGACATAGAACCATAGTCAGACTCAGATGCGTCATCAATAAAGAATCGGTCAACCTTCTCACTACCAATCGGCTGAATAGTCTGACCATCACACAAATAGAATCCATCATCCGATAGGAAGAATGTAATGCCTTGGTACTGAGCAATCGAGCCAGCTACCATACATCCCTTATTACGAGAGATATTGTCAAACTGGAATATGAACGGAGTTCCCACATAGGTCATTCGAGAGATTGAACGCTCTAAGAACACCAAGCCAAACTCACCACCACGGATTCCTACAATCTGTCCACCATCAGGGATGTCCTGATAATCTGACTGAGTGTTTACATTCTCTGTCCAATCAGTCTCATCATTGATAGCAGACCAACGAACACGATACTGTTGCTGTGTTGTTTCTAACGTATTAGCACACACAACAAAGTCACGCACCACAGTAATAAATTTAGCTATTGGTGCAGATGCGCTTAAATTAGCAAACGATGTAGATGTTCCTAGCGTCCATGCTTGGAGTACGTCAGCATTGTTTGTTGTGATAACAGTCTTGCCAAACTGAGTAAAACGCACCTTGTCGTTAATGCCAGTAGTCATTCCTGACTTAACTTGAGTCAATGCGCCTACGCCATCTACTGTATAAATCTTAGTAGCACCAGCAGTAAACAACTGAGTCGTAGAGTCTGGATTCTTGGCAGCGTATAGCGTAACCAATTCTTCAGCAGCAGTACCAGAAAAAGCCACAGCACTTGGGAATGGCCCGTAACCCACGGCTTGAGAAACCACGTTCTTAGCGTCAGTTAGTACACCAGTAATACCTGATTGGTCAGGCATCCACTCACCTAGTTGTATTCTTTGTGTAGGCATATTAGATGTATGTATTCCGCATTGCTATTGGAACGCCAGAGAATTGACCCTTCTCATCAGAGCGAGTCAAAGAAGTCATAGCCCTATCAAACATACTTCCCCATGTGTTTAGACGAGCATCGTTCATTAGGTAAGGCTCTGCCTCAAGCAAAGCAGCGTACAAGAGCAAGTCAGGACATACAGTCAAGAATGTATTGCTTGTATTCGATGTACTCAAGAATGTAGGCGCAGCAGAATACACGAGATTCAATGTGTAGTTGCTATCAGGGATAGGTGCTAACTTAAATGTCGTAGATAAGACTGTGTAATCCAATGGCTTACCTGCGTCCATGCTTCGTGAATTACGAGAGAATAAAGACGGAGATTCGTAGTTCAATGGAAATACAGGATTACCTGCTACCACGAAATCTTTTATTTCTAAGAAATCAGAGGGAATGGTAACTGTTGCTGTACCTGATACGCAGGTTAAAGTTGTTGAAGTCAGCATTTGGCGAATACGCAAGTCTCTACGCAAGCGCACTTCTGCCAAGCGGATAAAGTCTGGAATCTGAGTCGTTAGGTCTGTACGAGCCAAGTATTCTGCAATAGTTGTCTGTAGTTCAGCATAGGTAGTAAAACTCATACAACTCCTGTTCTAGTGCGCCATGCACGATTCATTGGGTCATTTAGAAAAGCAGCAAACCGCTTGTCATCAAGAACAGCAAAGCCACGCATGATTCCTTGTTTATTCAAGTCATCAATAACTGTCATAGGAATAGATGCAACCTTGTTACCAAACAATTGGTCAGACCATCTTGCTCTCTCGTCATACGAGTTATATTCTTTTTTATTCTGCTCAACAATGTCAGTAACATCCTGACGAGTTTGAATAACGATACCGCCCTCACCATCAGCATGGACAGCAGTTTCACGGAAGTTGTTAGGATTTTGCATAGCCTAATTCTATCAGTTTGAGTAGAAAAGAAAATGCCCCAGAGGTTTAAGTCTGAGGCATCTTTTGGGTTACCTTAGATTAAGGTGTCAAGTCAGCCAAAATGCCGTGAGCAGCTTGGTTTTTAACTTCCAAGGTGTACTCAGCCAACAACTGTGTAGACTCATTGTCGCCAGTAACAGCCAACTCATTGGTCTGGAAAGGACGCAAGTAAGCAATAGCAGCCATGTCAGGGTCAAGGATAAACGCTGTCTCGCCACATGAGTTAGTGGAAGTCATGAACCTGTTGGGAACAATTGAGATTGCACCGAAATCTGACAGGTAAACGTCTGCAGCGCTGACGATAGTTGTAGGCGTATTGCTTGGGGCCATGAAACGCTGTGCAGCAATACCAGTGAAGGCAGAAACCAACTGCTTGTGAGCAGGGTTGACCATCAACACTTTAGGATTGCCACCAGAAGCGTAAACTTCTTTAACAACAGTTTGCAAAATTGCCTCTGTGAAAGTGCGGTTTGTACCATCTGTACGAGCAGTAGTACCCAAGTCACCAGCAACACCAGAAGTACCGCCATCATAGTTAGAATTCAACCATGCTTGCAGGCCACCCAATTTACGAGCAGTAGAGGAATCACCATTAGCGGCAACTTGGTTGCTCAACAGGGTTGTTTCCATGTCCCGCTTAATTTCGCTGCTGGCTTTAGCCAATTGGTAGGCTTTTTCGGATTTGCGGCCTGCCTTGTCAACAGACTGCAAAGTGCCAGAAATCTTGATAGTCTTCTGTGCAATCTGAGTGCGGTTACCAATACGAGTCGTAGGAGACATAGTAGCGTCAGATGCTGTTGCACCCTCAACTGCGTAGTTAGACAAGCTGGCTGCTGCCAAACTGTCAGTCTGCCACTCGTGCAGAACAGCAGTAGCCTTTGTCTTGCCAATAGAAGACATAAAAGGTGTGTCTGTGGGGCTGATGTTATAGATTACATCAGAGAGGTCTTCGCGCATACCGATAGCGGTATATGTTTGATAGGTAGCCATAATTTAATACTCCAAAATTTATAAAAATCGTTCAAATGCTCTGGCAGCGTCAGTAACTTTTCCAGTTTCACGCAACCTTTGCATAACCTGTTTATCTTGTGAAGACCTAGCTTGAGGAACTGAAGTACCAGAACGCATCATCTTAGGAGCAGCCACAAGTTTTTTATTCAACTCTGGTTTGCTCTTTTGAAGTTGCTGATACTTCATTGCCATATACAAGGTATGCACAGCACGACTGTCATACACAGAACCGAGTTCTTGGTCAGACCAACCTACAGACTTCGCATAGTCACGGATTTGTTTCCGTACCGCATCACCCTGTGGCGTAGCTAACTCAGGAATTAGACTCACTAGCTTCTCAGATTCTTGACGGAGATGGCTTTGCAAAGAGGATTGTTGCTCGGCTTGTTGCTGTTGGGCAATGCGTTGCTGTTCATTCCTGACTACTGCTAACTGTTTCTCACGCTGACTCTGTTCAGCTACCGCTACCGCATAACCGATAGGGTCTGTTTCCTTTAGAACATCTAAGTCCACACCCCGATTTTGCTGCGTAAGGAAGCTATCCAACGCTTGCAACTTCTGGGCGTATGCCTGTCGCTCTTGTTTAACTTGCTCTAAGTGACCACGTTCAGCTTCAACAGCCTTACGTTGTTCAGCTAGAGCCTGAGACTTCTTTGTGTAATCCGTACCTTGTTGATAACCTTTAATGAGTTCGTCTAGTTCTACTTCGACTTCCTCACCAGATGCCTTGACTTTATATCTTGGCTTTGGTTCTTCCTCATACTCAACTTCATCAGTCTCTTGCTGGTACTCTGGTTGACCTTCGGTTTGGCCTTGTTCGGCTTCCTCAGACTCACCCATCATGCCCTCAAACGCTGAAGCGGCTTGGTTTACATCTAGGCTTTCACTCCCTTGTGGGTTGGTGTTTTCCATTTGTCATCTCAATAATCGCCAGAAACCTTCTGGACGGAGGGTAGCTT